TAAGGGGGCATCTCAACGACCCCGTCCTGCCCATGCTCGATGAGGTGTACAAGCGGTCGCTCAAAATCTGCGCTCCCGTGGACTTCGACAGCTATATGCTGTTCGTCGAGTATGAGAGGGAACCGCACAAGCGGTTCTATCAGCCGAGAAGACGGATCATGAAACCCGTGGTCGAGGACATTCAGGATCTTATCGACGACCGGCTCGATCTGCTTACTATATCCATGCCCCCTGGGACGGGCAAAAGCACCCTTGGCATCTTCCTGCTGTCATGGGTCATGGGCAGATGGCCTGATATGCCGAACCTCGCCAGTTCCTTTTCGGGGTTCGTCACCAAGAGTTTCTATGACGGTGTCTTCAGCATCATGAGCGACCCCGACTACTTGTGGCGAGAGGTCTTCCCGTCGGTCGGAACAGCCTACACCAACAGCAAGGAAGAAACCATCGACCTTGGCAAGCCCCATCGGTTCAGCACCCTGACGTGCCGAGCCATCAACGCCTCGCTGACCGGCGCTACACGGTGCGAGAAACTGCTCTACGCCGATGACTTGTGCAGCGGTATCGAGGAAGCGATGAGCAAAGAACGACTGGACGGGTTGTGGCAGAAGTACACCAACGACCTCAAAAGCCGAAAGAAACTGGGGGCAAAAGAACTGCACATCGCTACACGGTGGTCTGTGCATGATGTCATCGGCAGACTGGAAGCGGAGTACGGGGACAACCCACGGTGCAAGTTCATCGTCCGCCCTGCGCTCAACGAGCAGGGGGAGAGCAACTTCAACTACGATTATCGGGTCGGGTTCGATACGCAGTATTTTGTGGACATGAGGAACAACCTCGACGATGCTTCCTTCCGTGCGCTGTTTCAAAACGAGCCGATTGAACGTGAGGGTCTGCTTTACCAGGATGAGGAACTGAGGCGGTTCCTTGATCTGCCGGTCGGCGACCCCGATGCCGTCCTCGCCGTGTGCGACACGAAGGACAGGGGTTCCGACTATGCAGTGATGCCCGTCATGCTCCAGTACGGGCAGGACTACTATCTCACAGACTGCCTGTGCGACAACAGCAAACCCGAAGTAGTCGATGCACGGATGGTTGAGGTGCTTCTCCGCAACAATGTGCAGATGTGCCGGTTCGAGAGCAACAGCGCCGGTGGCAGGATAGCGCAGAAGGTCAGCGAGAACGTGAAAGCCCGTGGGGGTATCACGCACATCACGACGAAGTACACGACAGCGAACAAAGAGACGAAGATCATCGTCAACAGCGCGTGGGTCAAGGAACACGTCCTGTTCCGTGACGAAAGCCTCATCGAGCGCAACAGCGACTACGGCAGGATGCTTCAGATGCTTACAAGCTACACCATGATGGGCAAGAACAAGCACGATGACGTACCCGATGCCCTGGCGATGTTTGCCGACTTTGCACAAAGTCTTATGAGCAGCAGGGTCGAGATTGTGAAGCGACCGTTTTGACAGGGTGTTGACAAACCAAAAAACCCGTGATATTATACTGGCGTAAAAATATAACGTTCGGATTATGACGCACATTTGCGAGGCGAAAGCCTTAGAATGTGCGCTTTTCTATTTTGGAGGAAAGGGGGATGGTTTCGATGGCGAATGAATACGATTCCAACAAGGGTCTAGGTGAGACGAGAACGATGTTTGGTCGCCGTGTCATCTACAGTTCTGCGGATGATATCACAAGGGACAATGTGCTGACTGAACTGGGACTGGCGATGGACACCCACGCGCTGAACAGCAGCGAGATAGACTATCTGTGGCGCTACTACAAGGGTGACCAACCGATCCTTCACAGGGTCAAGACCGTTCGGCCTGAAATCAACAACAAGATCGTCGAGAACCGCGCAAACGAAATCGTCTCGTTTAAAACCGGCTACCTCTGCGGTGAACCGATCCAGTATGTCAGCAGACACGACGGAGAGGGTTCCGAAGAGATTCAGACCCTTAACGACTATATGTTCGCCGAGGATAAAGCCTCGCAGGATCAGGAAGTGGTCGAGTGGGGCATGGTTGCAGGAACCGCTTATCGTATCGTTCTTCCCGACAAGGATGCCGGTGATGACGATGAGGAATGCCCCTTCCGCATGAAGACCCTCGACCCCCGTTATACCGCTGTGGTCTATCGGGACGACCTCTTCAAAACGCCCCTGTTCGCGTTCACCTATACGACCGATGACGAGGGAACGAACGTGTCGCTGTATACCGAACGCGAGTTCTACTACATCGAGAACGGGCAGATTGTCGAGGAGAGGCCGATTGCGACGGGCATCCCGATCTTTGAGTATCCTGCCAACAGCGCGAGGCTTGGCTCGTTTGAGATCGTCCTGCCCCTGCTTGATGCGCTGAATGCGGTCGAGAGCAACCGCCTCGACGGTGTGGAGCAGACGGTACAGGCGTTCCTCAAGTTCATTAACTGCGACATAACGGCAGAGGACTTCGAGGCGCTTAAGCAGCTTGGTGCGATCAAGGTCAAGAGCATCGAGGGTCAGAAAGCGGATGTGGACGTGGTGAAGACCGAACTGGATCAGAACCAGTCGCACACGCTGAAGGAAGACATCTACAACGCCATTCTGACCATCTGCGGTATGCCGAACCGCAACGGTGGTTCCAGTACTAGTGATACGGGTACTGCGGTGCTTCTGCGTGACGGTTGGAGTTTGGCGGAAAGCCGTGCGAAGGATTCCGAACACGCTTTCAAGAGGGCTGAGAAGCAGATGCTCCGCCTTGTCCTCAAGATTTGCCGTGAACTGAACGGTCTGAATCTTTTGCTTCGAGACATCGACATGAAGTTCACTCGTCGCAACTACGAAAACATCCAGTCCAAAGCCCAGGTTCTCATGCAGATGCTTGGCAGCGACAAGGTCGATCCGAGACTTGCGTTCGTCCATTGTGGAATGTTCTCCGATCCCGAAAGCGCCTACAAGGACAGCATGGCTTACTACAAGAAGCAGATGGACGAGTGGAAGATCGAAGCGGTAGACGAGGCTGAAGCGAATGAAGACGAAGAATCCGTACAAGAAGACGGACGAGTTTCTGAAGAAACTGAAAACGGAACTCAGGCGTAAGTTCAACCATCTCAAGGTGGGGACGTTCGACGAACTGAACGTCCTTTCCGCGAGACGGGAGACGAAGACCGTCTTCGACAGCGTTGACGATTTTAATCGAAAATCCTTTGAAGCTTTGGCAGAATGGGCGGATGAGTTTACGATTGAGAATATCATCCTCTTCGACTTTGCAGAGTGGAAAACGCCCAAAGGCTTTGGGCGAAAAATCGTAAAAAAGGTACTGGACGGGTATAACCCCGTGACGGAATACAAATACGCCCCTGAACTGGAACGCAAACGGCTGAGAATGGCTGAAGGGCTGATGACGGCAAAGACCCTGTCCGACCGTCAGATGTACAACCAAATCATAGAGAAGAACGCAAAGCTGCTCTACACCCAGTCGATGCAGTACGCAGAGGACGTGACGGATACTGCGATCCTCGAATCCATGAAACGGGCAGGGGTGAAGAAGGTCAAATGGATTGCGGAGAAGGATGACAGAACTTGTTCCGAATGCCGTGATCTCGACGGCATGGTGTTCCCGATTGATGCTGTGCCGAACAAACCGCATTACCGCTGCCGGTGCAGGAAAGTTCCCTACATCGAATGACCGATAGGTTATAACACCGCAAGGTGCTTATATACATCGTCAGAGAAGACGTTAATCGCAACAGGGAGAGAACCCTTCAAACACAAATGACCGAATGAACGGGAGAGAACCCGATAAACGCAAGGGAGTGAAAGCTATGGCTAAGATTAACACGAAGAACATCGACGGTTACGACACCATGAGCGCAGAGGACAAGGTCAAGGCGCTAGAGGCGCTGAACGTGCCTGACGAAGTGGACATGAGCAAGTACGTCCGTAAGGATCTGTTTGACAGGACGGCATCTGAATTAGCCGAGAAGAAACGGGAACTTCAGGGCAGGATGACCGAGGAAGAGCAAGCCAAGCAGAAGGAACTTGAGGAACGACAGGCGCTTGAAGAAAGATACAACGCCCTGCTCAAGGAATCCACTATCGCGAAGCACAAGGCCAACCTCATCGCACAGGGATACGACACCGAACTGGCACAGGCGACCGCTGAAGCGTTCGTCGCCGGTAATGTCGATGTCGTGATGGCGAATCAGGCGAAGTTCATCGAGAACGTTAAGAAACAGGCCAAAGCGGAAGCCCTCAAAGATACACCCGAACCCAAACGGGGTACTGGCGGAACGACGATGACCCTTGAGAAACTGAGGAAAATGTCTCTCGTGGAACAGGCAGCGTTCTCCCGTGAGCATCCCGACGAATACAAAGCACTTTACGACAAAGCATAATTAGGGGGTAAGAAACATGGCTAATCAGCTGTACGACAATTTTTTCCTTTCTAACGTGATCGAAGATCAGTTTGCTTCTCATCTTGATCTTCAGAACTTCTGCATCGTGGACAACAGCCTTGAAGGTCAGCCTGGTATGATCCGCAAGGTCAACCGCTACAGCGCCACGGACGGTGTCGAGAAGGTTGAGATGGGTGAGGGCAACACCAAGTCCATCGAGACGCGTCTCACGACCGTTCCGTACACCATCACGACTGCACAGGGTCGCTTCGAGTACTATGACGAAGAAGAGATGACCGACCCGACTGCTATCCTCGTCGGTGTCCGCCATATCGGTACGGATATGTTCAACACCGTGAACAAGGACATCTTCACCGAGTTCAACAAGGCTACCCTGGCTGTTAGTGGCGCTTATGGTTTCGACATTTTCGCCGATGCCGTCGCCCTGCTGAACATCGAGGGTACGGACAACGATCCGCAGGGCATCCGTGCTTTCGCGTTCGTCTCTCCTGCCGATATCGCCGGTCTGCGTAAGGCGCTGAAGGACGAACTGAAGTACGTTGAGGCTTTTGCCCGTACCGGCTATGTCGGCACGGTCGCCGGTGTTGACCTCTACGCCAAGAAGAATGCTGTCGCGAAGACCATCGTCCTTGGCACTCGCGAGGCTGTCACCGTCTTCAACAAGAAGGGTGTCGAGATCGAGCGTGTCCTGCTGAACAACCGTTCTGCTGAGGATGCGAACGTCCGTAAGAACACGATCTTCGGTCGTAAGTATTACGTCGCTGCCCTGACCGATGCGACCAAGGCTGTCAAGATCACCATCGCGTAATAGAGAGGGTAGGTAGACAGGATGACGGATGCTGAAAAACTGCTCCTCTTACGCGAGGCTGTGGGTGAGGCAGATACGGATGAAACCCTGTCTGCCTACCTTTCTTTGGCGAAAAGCAAGATTTTGAACCGGCTTTATCCCTACGGGGGCAACAGGGCAGACCTTGAAATCCCTGCGCGGTACGACGGTCTTCACATCCAAATCACCACCTATATGCTGAACAAGCGGGGTGGTGAGGGTGAGACTGCCCACCGTGAGAACGGCATCAACCGTACTTATGCGGATGCCGATATTCCGAAAGACCTTCTCTCCGAAATCGTTCCGTATTGTGGGGTGATCGGCGATGAGGGTGCTTAAACGGAATCTCAAGCCCTACTGGTACAGCCTCTATTTGGGGACTGAGCCGATTCTTGAGGACGGTATGGAGACGGGTTCCGAGCGGATGCTCTATTCCGCTCCCGTCAAGACTTACGGCAACATCTCCGCTTCGTCGGGATCCACCATCAACCGCGCCACGGCGAACGTGACACAGCGACCGTATGGTGAAACGGTCGATTATGACAGAGTGATTGTGACCGATGAAATGGACTTGCCATTGACGGAGCAGAGTGTCGTTTGGGTCGATCCGCCCGAAGAACCCTCGCTGAATGAGGACGGGAGTTTCAACACCCCGTACCAGTATATCGTCACAAGGATTGCGAAAACGCTGACCGTTTATTCTCTGACCCTTCGGGAAGTGACCGTCAATGCCTAAAAAGGTCATCAAGATGGGACTGAACGAGCGTGATATCGTTCGGGCTATGCACGAACTTCTTATCACGAAGCGCAGGATCGAGATGCGGACGGAGCAGCTGATCAGACGTTTGGTTGACGAGGGGGTTTCCATCGCCCAGGTGCAGATCGCATCGCTCGATGCGGTCTACACGGGCGAACTTTTGGGAAGTATCCAGGGGTACTACGACCCGAACAGTCACGTCGGGATCATCAGGGCGGATACACCGTATGCTGTCTATGTCGAGTACGGCACAGGCGTTGTGGGTGCAGGAAGCCCTCATCCCGAAGCGGACGGATGGGTATATGACGTGAACGGTCACGGCGAGGGTGGTTGGGTCTACTGGAATAACAGGGATAATCGATTCCACCTGACAGCCGGTATGCCGGCTCGACCGTTCATGTATAACACGAAAGAACAGTTACAGGCCATGTGCGGACAGATTGCGAAGGAAGTGTTCAGCAGATGATCGATTACGAAACCGAGATTTACGACACCGTGGTCGAGCGTGTGCGCGAAGTCTTTCCGAAGGGCAAACTGGAAATCGCCGGTGATACCCTCAAGAAACCGGCTAAGTTACCGTACATGAGCATTGAGGAAGTAAACAACTACACCGACGAAGCAAGCATGACCACGGATAACGGAGACGTATTTGCCATCGTCACCTACGATGTCAACGTGTACACGAACGACATCAGCGGTAAGAAGATTCACGCAAAGCGCATCCTCAAGGTGGTTGATGAAGCGTTCGTCTCTCTCAATTTCAGACGTGTCCAAAAAGACGTGGTTCCGAACCTCGCCGATGCTACGGTTTACCGCATCACGGCGCGGTATCGGGCGATTGTCGGACACGACGGCAAACTATACAGGAGGTAATGGAAAATGCCTAAAGCGATTTCGACGTATAAGACTTATCTCATGCAGAAGGCCAAGGGCGGAAGCGGTCAGCTTCAGAAACTCGTCGATATTGTCGAGTTTCCCGATCTTGGCGGAGATCCCGAACTCATCGACGTAACCACTCTGTCCGACCCGATGCAGTTGTTCATCCTGGGCATTCAGAGCAATGATGGTCTGTCCTTCAGCGCGAACTACAACCACGACGATTACGCCAAGATCACCGCTCTCAAGGGTACGGAGCAGAGTTTCGCTGTTGCCTTTGGCGATGAGACGGGTTCCGAAGGTCTGTTCACGTTCGACGGTTACATCGACGTTCATGTGACTGGAGCCGGTGTCAACGACAAGGTCAGCATGAGCATCATGATCGCTCCGACCACGGCGATTACCGACGAAACGCACGAAGCGTAATGCGTAAACTGAAAGGAGAACACCCATGAAGATGATCCATTTCACCTACGAAGGAAAGAATTACGACCTTGGTTATACCAGGAAGACGATTCAGATGATGGAGAATGCCGGTTTTGTCATCGGCGACATCGAAAAGAAACCGATGATCCTGCTTCCGCAACTGTTCGCCGGTGCTTTCCTTCTGAACCACAAACACGAAGATCAGAAGGTCATCGACCGCATCTTTGAGAGCATCAGCGACAAGGACGGTCTGATGAGTACCCTCATCGATCTTTACAATGAACCTCTTAAGGCGATGTTTGCGGAACCGAAAGAGGGAAACGTGAGTTGGACTGTTTCCTGACGGAGAAACAGCCCGAAGAAAACAAATTGCCGAGCGAGATATTCAGAGATGAGTTCCCTGGGTATCTCGCTATCGGTATGACCTACGATGAATACTGGAACGGTGATCCCGAACTGCCAAAGTATTATCGCAAGGCTGATGAAATCCGTCAGAGACGTGTTAACGCTGAAGCATGGCTCAACGGTCGTTATGTTTACGAAGCGCTGACCGCTATCCTTCCTCTGCCCGTGGGCTTTGCGAAGAAGGGTGGCAAGCCGAAACCTTACCCGAATCAGCCGTATCAGTATGAGACGGACGAAGAGAAACGGGAGAGGGACGGCATGGAAGCAGGACGTGAGCATATGAAACGGGCTATGGAAGCGTGGAACGCAAAATTCCGAGCGAAGGAAGGGGGGAACAAAACCGATGCCTGACGTTAATGCACTTGAACTGCAAATCACCAGTAATGCTGACAGCGCGACGAGTGCTATAGACAGACTTCGGGAAACCCTTGGCAGACTTCGCGGTGTGGTTGCCGGTGGTACTGGGCTTGACCGTGTGAATAAGGAACTTGAAAGCACGGGTGGTGCAGGGTTGATGACTGCAAAGAAGATGCAGGATGTCAACAAGAACATTACCGAAACCGCAAAGACAGCAAAGAAGTCTGTCGGTATCTTCGGCAAACTGGCGGACAGCCTGAAACGCATGGCGGAGCGGATGATTCTCCGCGCTGCCATCAAAGGGCTTGCTAGTTCCTTTAGTGAAGGTATCAAAAACCTTTATCAATATTCCACTATTGTCGGAACGACGTTCTCGAAGAGTATGGATCAGGCAGCGACCTCTGCGCTGTGGATGAAAAACTCCATTGCAGCTGCTCTAGCCCCTGCCATCGAGGCGCTGATTCCGATTCTCTCCGTCGTGGCAGGGTGGATTAACAAAGTTTCTAACGCTATCGCGGGATTCCTCGCTTTTCTGACCGGCAAATCTTCCTTCTCCGTAGCGGTTGAGTCCGCGACGAAGTTCGGAGAGAGCGCAACGAAAGCCGGTTCCAGTACCGCAAAAGCAGCGAAGGATGCCCACAAGGAAATGAAAACCCTGCTTGCGGACTTCGATGAACTGAACGTTCTGTCCGAGCCGAGCAGTACGGGTACGACGGGCGGAACCGGCGGAAGGGGTAGCGGTAAGACTACGCCTGATTACAAGTCCATGTTTAAAGAGGTTGA